GGCACTAAGGATACAAGTGCAAGAGGAAAGCAAGATGTTTCCCACACCAACAAACAGCGAGCACAAATACAGACTAAAGGGCAACAGTCAGGCATCCAAATGTCTGGAAGCTCAAAGCAGAAAAGTTGGTGGCAGATTGAATCCTCAGTTTGTACAGTTCCTGATGGGGTATCCTATAGATTGGACAAAGATAGAGTGAACCAAATTAAATCGTTAGGTAATTCAATTGTACCCCAGATCGCATACCAAATCTTTAAAGCAATAATAACAGTAGACAAGGAGGAATAATGCTTAAAGAAAAATTAGTAATTTATGAAATTTGTGAAGAATGTCACGGAAATGGCTTTACTAAATGTAACAGACTTGCAGATAAAGATATTTACACAACATATGTTTGTAATGCCTGTGGCGGTTCCGGTCATTCTGGAAAGCGATATGAATAATAAATACACACGAATACCCAACGAAAAATTGTTTGTAAAAGACTCAAATTATAAAAATTACACTTATTTAAAAGAACGGATAATTAACGAAAAGCTTCTTCCTTATTCCTGTCAAGTATGTGGGTTACCAGATTCGTGGCAGGAAAAAAAATTATCGCTTGTACTTGACCACATAAATGGTGTAAAAAAAGATAATAGGCTCTCGAATCTCAGATTTGTATGTCCGAATTGCGATAGTCAGCTACCAACGTTCAAGAGTAAAAACATCAAGTACCAAAGAAAATTTAATCTTTCAGGCTATGAGCCTGATTTATATAAAGATGACTAAATAACCACGAACCACGACTCAAGGACCTCAACCTTTACCTGGAGTTGTTATGAATAATAAAGAAAAATTAACGAAATTATTAAACCTTCTATCGTTTAAATTAGATCATAAAGATTATGTCGCTGCATTTAGCTTGATTTACGACCTTCAACTAGGTGGTTTGACTAAAGAACAAACCATTGAAATCTTTAAAGAAGTCGCTCATTTAGAATATGAGTTCAATAACTATAAAAAATTCTCTGTCATACAAGGTAGCAAACAAGATGGTAAATAGATACACTAAAGGTATGTCTAAAAAAATTGACCTTACTGATCTCTTTAATATTACTGAAGAAGATCCCCTTATACTTAATGTAGAGGATATGAACTTTGAAGAACGTACCGTACTGTTTGATAAGTTGTATCAGGATTATATTCTTTTGCTTGATGAAAAGAAAACATCAAAACACGTAAAACATAATTATAGAAAATTGTTAAAAGAAATATCTCTACATTATTTTCACTAATGGTTGCGCCATACTTGTTACAAAAAATGGGAATAAAGTTTGCACGATCTGTGCTTGATAGAAACTTAGACCCAGAACAACGATTGTGGCG